CTCGATACCCTCGCGCTGACTGAGCGTGCGGACATGCCCGACATCGTGCGCGCGAAGCTGCACAAAATCACCGGATACGTGCTGCGTGACGCGGGGGAACTGCCCGAGGCGCTGGCGCACCTGCAGCGTGCGATCCGGTTAGAGCGAACTATCGGCGTGAAAAAGGATATCGAACAGATTGAGCGCCAGCTCAAGCCGAAACCCGAACCTGCACCGAAAACGAATAAACCCCGCACGCGCAAACCCGCTGCTAAATCGGCGGCACGGCGCGGACGTCCACCAAAGGCGGCAAAAGCCGCAGGTTAACCGAACGCTCCCCGAGCCGGGCGGCACGCCGGTCAATGCGGGTATTGATTGCCCTGACTGCGACCGGCGTCCACCGCCCACCTATTTTTTGAGGTTGTCATGACGACACTGATTATTGAGCCCAGAACAACGCCGCAGGACGTGCCGGGCGTGGTGATACCGCCGCCGGGCGAGAGCGAGCCGGTAATTAAAAATACGGGCTTTTTCCCTGATGTCGATCCGCAGCGCGTGCGCGAAGAAATGCGACTTGAGCAGACTGTTTCCCCTGTGCGCCTGCGCCGGGCGATTAAGACCGCCATCGCGGAGACTAATGCGGAGCTGCGCGACTGGCGCGACCTGCAGCTCGACGCCGGTCACGCCACGCTCGCGGATGTCCCGACCGACGAACTCGACGGCGAGAGCGTGCGCTGCTTCCACTACTTTAACGCCGTGTGCTCGATGACGACCGCCACGCTTTATGAGCGTTATCGCGGCGTGGATGCGACCAGCAAGGGTGACAAAAAGGCCGACAGTATCGACAGCACCATCGATGAGATGTGGCGGGATATGCGCTGGTCAGTGGCGCGTATTCAGGACAGGGCGCGCTGTATCGTGGGGCAAATCTGATGGAGGTTTACGCGATGCAGGGCGATACCCTCGACGCAATTTGTGCGCGCTATTACGGGCGCACCGAGGGCGTGGTCGAGACGGTGCTGCAGGCGAATCCGGGGCTGTCGGAGCTGGGCGTCATCCTGCCGCACAGCACGGCGATAGAGCTGCCTGAGACCGACAGCGCACCGAAAACCGAGACGGTGAATCTATGGGACTGAGTATGGAAAAAATCACGACGTTTATCGCCTACTGGCTGGCCGTGGGGCTGGCGTACTTCGGCGCGATGTCGCCCGAGAAAATGGCGCTGTACGTAGGTAGCGGTTGCGCCATTTTTACCGCGCTGACAAATCTGTGGTTTAAGCGCAAAACCTATCGCTATCTGACCTCGCTCGGACTGGATAAGGGGGCGATACGTGAGCTCAATCATTAAACGCTGCAGTGTGGCCGCCGTGCTGGCGCTGGCCGTACTGATGCCTGACTTTCGTCTGCTTAACACCTCGCCCGAGGGTCTGGCACTGATTGCCGACCTCGAAGGATGTCGCCTGACGCCTTACCAGTGCAGCGCGGGAATGTGGACGTCAGGCATCGGCCACACTGCCGGTGTTATCCCGAAAGGGGAAATCACCGAACGACAGGCGGCGGAGAATCTTGTCGCGGATGTGCTGAACGTCGAGGAGCGTCTCGCCGTCTGCGTGCCGGTTGAAATGCCGCCGCGCGTATATGACGCGCTGGTGAGCTTTTCCTTCAACGTCGGCACTGGCGCGGCGTGTCGCTCGACACTGGTCTCGTTTATCAGGCGTCATCAGTGGTCGCAGGCGTGCGACCAGCTCACCCGCTGGGTGTTCGTGAATGGCGTCAGAAACAAAGGGCTTGAAAACCGCCGTGCGCGTGAATGGGCTTACTGTGTGAAGGGGATGCAATGAAAGTGCTGATAATTCTGCTGGCCGGGTTGCTCGCCGTGGTGCTGTGGCTGCGCCACGATAACGCGAATCTGTCCCGCTCGTTTGAGCGAGCAAACCGGGTCGCCAGTGACCAAAAGACGACTATCGGGATGCTGAAAAATCAGCTTTCCGTGTCGCAACGAATCGCCAGAACGAATGAGGCCGGTCAGGTCAGGCTCGCTGATGAACTGACCGCTGCCGGTGAACTGGCGGCAAGGCGTGAAGAAACTATAACGAGGCTGATGAATGAAAACGAAGATTTGCGCCGCTGGTATCGCGCTGATTTGCCTGATGCTGTGCGCCGGTTGCACACCCGAACGGCCTGCGCCTCCGCCGGTCATTGTTTACAACTCCTGCCCGAAGGTGAGCCTCTGCCCGATGCCGGGAAGCGAACCCGTCACTAACGGCGACCTGAGCGCCGATATTCGCAGGCTTGAGGGCGCGCTGACAGCCTGCGCGCTCAAAGTTGAAACCGTCAAAAACTGTCAGGATAAAATCGATGAAGAAAGCTCACAGCCTGCGACAGGCGTTAACTGACGCCGTACCGCAGCTAAAAACGAATCCCGAAATGATGCGCATCTTTGTCGATGAGGGGAATATCGATGCGCGGCTTGCGGCCTCGCTGTCGCACGAAAAGATTTACACCCTGAATGTGATCGTCTGTGATTTCGTGGGCGATCCAGATTTGATATTCGTGCCGGTGGCCGCATGGCTGCGGGAGAATCAGCCCGACATCTGCACACTCGATGAGGGTCGTAAAAAGGGCTACCGGTTCCAGATGGATTTGAACGACGGGGACAACGTCGATATCAGTATCAGCCTGCAACTCACCGAGCGCACGCTCGTCAGGGATGAAAACGGCTCGCTGCACGTCAGCTATGCGCCTGAGCCGCCTTTGCCCGAGCCGGTCACGCGACCGACGGAGCTCTATATCAATGGCGAGCTGGTGAGCAAATGGGATGAGTGACTTTAAACCCTTTGACGACCAGCTCGCCGGGCTGATTGCGGCGATGTCACTGGCGGGGCGGCGTAAGCTCGCCGCAGAGATTGCGAAGGTACTGCGCAAATCGCAACAGCAACGGATTAAACTGCAAAAAGCGCCTGATGGCACGCCGTATCAGGCGCGAAAACGACAGCCGCTCAGGGCAAAGTCGGGGCGAATCAAGCGCGCGATGTTTCAAAAACTGCGCTCAAGTCGGTACATGAAAGCCAGCGGTAACAATGATGCTGCCGTGGTCGAGTTTACCGGCAAGGTGCAGCGTATCGCCCGTATACATCAGTTTGGACTTAAAGACCGTCCAAACCCCTATGCCCATGATGTGCAATATGCAGAGCGCCAGCTATTAGGATACACCCTTGAAGATAAGATAATGATTGAGGAGTTGATTATTGATTTTTTTAGGTAAAATAATCTTTGCATAATGCACTATCTTGGCGATAAAGATAGAGTAATCAAAGTTGTGAAGTAGTTAACACTTTTCATCGATTAACAATGAATTGATGTCTCAACAATGTACATAATGAAACCTCATAGTGATCAAGATATTGCGTAAAGGGTGCTTTCCTTACGAGCAAGTCCAAATGACTTCGTTGAATTTTTATTTTTGAGGCTGCGAATGAATAATTATGTTTTTAAAAATAGTGATCAGATCGGAAGTTTAGATGCCGAAACTGATACTTTTTTAGAGGAGTGCTTTGTTGAGTCCTCAATGTATGAGACTTTAAAGAAATTCAATAAAGATATTGACTTTACTAAGCGAATTATAGTTGGTAGGACAGGCTCAGGTAAAACAGCACTTCTAAAAAAACTCACACAAGATAATTCAATCAAAAAACATGCAATAATCGAGGCGGAGTCCACAGTATTTGAACATATTAAGAATAATATATTCATATCTCAGTTGCTTGAAAAAAATATAGACTTGAGGGTTTTCTATAAGTCTCTTTGGATTCATGTTTTATTGGTTAAAGTCATTGAAATTACATTTCCAAGTAATAGCTCATTTTATGAAAAGATTCAGAGTCTAGTGGGTGGAAAGAAGAAGAAATATAACATAGAATTGGCTCAGGAGTATTTGGATAAATATAGTGATAACTTTTTCAATGACAAAATAGTTTCTGAAATTACGGAAAAAATGCAAAGCGAGTTAAGTGGCTCTCTAGGTGGGAGTTTTGCGAAAGTTACTGGTAAATTAACGGATGAAGTGGCACAGAAAATTCAGACTGAAACGGCCCGCTATGTTAGTAGTGAGCTTTTACGGAAGCAGAAAGAATTAATAAAAATTATTACGGAAGAAGCTTCCGATGAATCTCAAAACAGAGTTATTATAAGTATTGATGATCTGGATAAATCATGGTTGAGTAGTAGTAGCATTCGCTATGATTTTATAAATGCTTTACTGGATGCATTTAAAGAATTAATAGATGTCCGTTCTGTTAAGGTTTTGATATCAATAAGAACTGATATTTTAATGGGTATATATAAAACTAATTTAAGGCAGGAGGAGAAAGATCGTTCGCTGATTATCCCAATTGAGTGGAAAAAGAATGATATCTTTGACATTCTAAACATGCGAATAAATTACCTTATAAAACATAAGTATGCAGTTAAAACCAATGTTCTTTTCTCTGATGTCTTCCATTTTACTGTTAAAGACGAAAATGCCGCAAACTACATTGTTGAAAGAACAATGTTGAGGCCAAGAGACGCAATTGATTTTGTTAATTTTTGCTTAAGTCAAGGAGATGGCGTTAGTTCTTTAAATGAAGATCACGTGTTTGAAGCGGAGGAGAAATATTACAACTCAAGAAAAAATGCAATAAATAAAGAATGGCTAAGCCGTTATAAACATATAAGTGACTATACGGATAGTATTGCGTTAATACATAAAAGAGAATTTACTAAAGAGGAAATAGAATCAGATATTACTGCTGTAATGGACTTTTTGATGTCGAAATCTACAGCAGAAGATGATTCTAATGATGAAAATATTGCGACAAACTTTAATGCTCTTTTAGATGTATGGTTTACAATTGGGTTGATAGGAATAAAAAAATCAGAGACTTTAATCGTGTTTTCATCGTTTGATAAGCCATCATTGGATATCAGTGATTACAACAAAACATTCTTGATACATCCTCTTTTTTATAGAGTTTAAAGTAAAGTAGGATGTCAGTGCGGTTTTTGATCAATTTGTGAATGAAAAATTGAATTGAAAGTTATGGTTTTTTTGACAATTAACTCCTGAGCATGAGGAGTTAATTGTCTAGCTAATACATTGCGAGTTTGCGGTGAATAATGAACGTGTCAATTTCTGAAAGAAGTAGGTTTGGAGATTTATAATAATTAGGCTTGGTTATTTTGGCTGTATAATTAATAAAACTATGTTGTCTTAGTTATCGAATGTTGTGCCGTCGCCCATAAAACCCCGCTCGATTGCCGCTGGCCTTGCCCGGCGGCATCCTTTCCGCATGAATAATTTAAATTCTCTGCAGGATATCGCACGCGCGATCCGCAACCTCATCCGCACCGGCATCGTAACCGACATCGACCCCGTCGAGGGCCTTTGTCGTGTCCAGACCGGCGGGATGGAAACCACGTGGCTAAACTGGCTGACCTCACGCGCCGGTCGCTCGCGTTTGTGGTGGGCGCCTTCCGTTGGTGAGCAGGTGCTGATTCTGGCTATCGGTGGTGAACTCGATACGGCCTTTGTGCTGCCCTCCATTTTCTCTGATGACAATCCCGCGCCGTCTGCCTCGCCTGATGCGCTTCATATTGCCTTTCCTGACGGGGCGGTTATCGAGTACGAGCCCGACAGCGGGGCGCTCACCGTGTCCGGTATCAAAACAGCCGACGTCACCGCGTCGGATTCCATTACCGCCACCGTGCCGGTGGTGCTGGTCAAAGCTGAAACCCGCATCACCCTCGATACACCCGAGGTGGTGTGTACCAACAAGCTCATCACCGGTTCACTCGAAGTGCAGAAGGGCGGGACGATGACTGGCGATATCACGCACACCGGCGGGAAATTTATCTCTAACGGCGTGCAGGCGGATGACCACGCACACGGCAATGTGCAGAGCGGCGGGAGCTGGACGAAGGAGACCAAATGACAGTGCGTTATCTGGGCATGAACAGCCAGACCGGGCTCAGTATTTCTGAGGCCGACCATATCAGGCAGAGCGTGCGCGACATTCTGGTCACGCCGGTTGGCTCGCGGGTGATGCGCCGCGAATACGGCTCGCTTCTTTCAGCGCTGATTGACCAGCCGCAGACCCCGGCGTTGCGCCTGCAGATTATGGCCGCGTGTTACTCCGCGATCCAGAAGTGGGAGCCGCGCGTCACACTGTCGACCATCACCTTTGAACGAGGCGAGGCTGACGGCGCGCTGTATGTCGATATTACCGGCACGCGCTCGACGACGAGCCAGCCCTTTTCACTCACTATTCCACTGAGTTAAACGCTATGGCTATTGTTGATCTGAGCCAGCTCGCCGCGCCCGATGTCGTGGAAGAGCTGGATTTTGAAACCATTCTGAGCGAACGAAAAGCGACGCTTGTCTCGCTTTATCCCGAAGAACAGCAGGAAGCGGTCGCGCTCACGCTGACGCTTGAATCTGATCCGATTGTGAAGCTGCTGCAGGAGAACGCTTATCGTGAAGTCATCTGGCGTCAGCGCGTCAATGAGGCCGCGCGTGCGGTTATGCTGGCCTATGCCGCCGGTGCTGACCTCGACCAGATAGGGGCGAATTCCAGCGTTGAGCGCCTCGTTATCACACCTGCAGACGAGACCACGCTGCCGCCGACGCCTGCGGTGATGGAATCGGACACCGACTATCGCCTGCGTATTCAGCAAGCCCCCGAGGGACTGAGTACCGCAGGCTCTACCGGTGCATATCAGTTTCATGGCCGCAGCGCCGACGGGCGGGTCGCGGATATTTCCGTTATCAGCCCCGAGCCTGCCTGCGTCACCGTATCGGTATTGTCCCGCGAGAATAACGGCGCAGCGTCCGACGAGCTGCTGGCCGTGGTGCGTGCCGCGCTGAATGATGAGGATGTGCGGCCGGTCGCTGACCGCGTGACCGTCCAGTCAGCGACCATTGTCGACTACACCATCGACGCGGCGCTTTACCTTTACCCCGGCCCCGAAAGCGAGCCGGTACTCAGTG